TCAGGTGGCGCTGCTGATGATAAGTTCGAGGGCGGATTTTGCCTTCCCGTTCCCGCCTACCTGATAGGTCGTTTTCACTTCTTCAATCGCGAAGCTGGCGAACAGGCGGCGCACCATCGGATGGTCATTCAAGCTAAGGATGAAGCGGCCTTGCAGCGCCCCTAGCCGCGCCGCCATTTCTTCAAATTCGCCCTGTCCGAACATGCCTGCGCCATAGTCTCCTTCGCAGTTGACGTAGGGCGGGTCGAGATAGAACAGTGTGCCGGGGCGATCGTAACGGGTCAGGAAATCCTGCCACCGGAGGCGTTCTATCGTCACAGGTGCGATGCGTTCGTGCAATGCCTCCAGCATGGGGCCGAGCTTGGTGATGTCAAAACGGCTGGCATTGAGCGGTGACATCCCGAACGACCGACTAGCAACCTTGCCGCCAAAGCTCAGGCGTTGGAGGTAAAGAAAGCGGGCAGAGCGCTGAAGGTCGGTAAGTGACGAAGGGTCAAGGGCCAGCAGCTTTTCAAATCCCGCTCTCGATGCGATCTGAAACCGGATCATGTCGAGGAAGGCGACATAGTGGTGCTGAAGAACGCGGAAGAAGGTCGATACATCCTCCGACCAGTCGTTGATCACCTCGACCTTTGGGCAGAGGTCACGGCGCAGGAATATGCCGCCCATGCCAACGAAAACCTCCGCATAGGTGTGGTGAGGCACGGCATTGATGCGGGCGATTACCCGCTTAGCAAGATTGCGCTTGCCGCCGATATAAGGCGCGGCTGGCCGGACAGGATCGACGGGTTGAAGGGACGTTGCAACGGCATTTTCAGGCGTATGCAGTGACGATGAAAACAGACTCGACTCTTTCACTATGTTCTCTATGTGTTCGCGCCGTCCAGCGTTGGATGGCGGGATGCATCCGGCAGGTGCCGGTCGGATCATGGCGGGTAGAGACCGTCGGCTTGGGGCGTTGGCGCGCCCTTTCCCCCGCCAACTGGCGGCGAATTGAAAAACGCCTAGTTTAGGCGTATATGTGTATGACGATGCGCGCGACGCGGTGAATTCTTCCCTCCGTTGCGTCAGGCCAATGGCCGTTGACCGCATAGCAGGGGACAGGAAGTCCCTGCCGCGCATCGCCCTTTCCATCATTGCCGCCGATCCAGCAGAATGGCGAGATTACGTGTTTCCGCCGCTATGTTGCGTGGACGACTTCGGTGAAAACTGACCAACACGGGCAGATCGTCACCGGCGTCCTGCCGCACTACAGCCTTCCACACATTGCCAGCGGCATCAGAGAAAAAGATCAGCTTGTTCATGCCCTGCTGGGCGACGACCAGAGCGCGCGCCATGATATCGGGCAGCAAGCGATAATCATCCGGCGTCAGTTCGGGATGGCCACGGGAGACTTGGGGGAGATCGCCCCGTTGTTTGCGATAGACGCCTTCGGGCATGACAACGACTCGACCGCGCGCCTGGATCGCGTCTCGTTGCGACGAGTCGAGAATAGCTATGGGGAAGATGCCCTTTGGCAGTCCAAGGAATTGATCGAAGGCGGGATCAGCGATGATTTCGCGAAGGGTAGCATCGGCAGCGGCATTCAATCCGGCGTCGGCGGCATCGCGAAGCGACGTGACCGCCTTCGCAGCGACCGCGCGCAGATGGGCAGTGCCGGGGTTATAGCTGAACCCGGGGTCGATGCCGTTGGGCACGGATATGGGATCGCCTGCTGCAGGTAAGAAAATCGTGCTGCCCTGGGGAAGCTGATCGTCTGGCGTCACGCTCCAGCCCATCCGCTTCATCTTGCGTTCCGAGACCTGCTCAAAGTGACATTTGCATCCCCAACCATTGGGCGGGAAATGTGTCTGCCAGAACGGATGATCGACGGGCAGGAGGATGCCATACCAGCCCATATGAAGGGGCCGTTTATGCTCCGATGTCGAAGGCAAATAGCGGAGATAGGGCAGTATGTCCTTTTGACGCTGAATGCGTGTCCAATGGCCGCTCGCCATGCTCATGCGGACGTTGGTGTTGTAGATGGTACGCAGGCGGCGGTTGTTAACGATAATCGTCTCATCCGTGCCGGTTAGTTCCGCATTGGTGACTGCACCCCACCATCCCGCCTTTTTCAGTTCGGGCAGGATGCTAGCCTTCCACTCTTGGTAGGTGCCACCATTTTCCAGAACGTCAGCGATCGACGCGCGCATTGTGCGGAGAAGGTCCAGTTTTGCGATCTTCGCCACGGTGAATGCAACGGCATGGTCGGCATGCATCATTTCCGACCAACGCACCGTCGGTTGCAGCGCGCCACGCGCCGCAAAGGCGCGGACAACGTCGTCTGGCTTCAGGAAAATGGAAGAGCCGAGCGGATCAGCCACGATCGGCTCTTTTCGTCAGTTGGTTGTCGGCGGTTGCCAAAAAGCCAGTGGATCGAGGCGCGATTGAGGAGCAATAGTCCGCGCAGTATTTAAGGAGGCGGGTATGAATTCGAAGCTGATTAAGACCGTAGACGCAGGCAGCATGGCAGACCTTCTCTGTCCTCGTTGTGGCGCAGATAATCTGCATCATGGCGAGACTGTTTTTTTTGATCGAAAGGAAGACGCTGAGGAAGTCACGCGCATCACTGTCGATGGTGCGGACGTGAAGGTGCAGCATGGTGTTTCGAACGAGGGCAATCCGAGCCTTCGCCGGGAAGGCATGACCATTCGCTTTAGCTGCGAACAATGCATCGGCCCTATCTGGCTGACGTTTGCACAGCACAAGGGATCTACGGAAATAGGGTGGCATTTCGAGTAAATGCATCATTCCATGCCCAGCGCGGCAAGGTAACTCTGGAGGATGGCTTCCATTTCCTGGCGGTCATGGGGCTTCATTTTCCGCAGGCGCACGACTTCCCGCATCATCTTGGGATCATAGCCGGTCGCCTTGCCCTCCAGATAAACATCCTTGATGTCATCGTTCGTGCCCTTCTTTTCTTCCTCCAAGCGCTCAATGCGCTCGATCAGCAGGCGCAAATGTTCACCAGCGACATTGTCAGTCGTCATTAGTTTTCTCCCTGTGGGGCGGTCTGGGTGGCGGCGTCGAGCTGTACGGCGAAGCCCGCGCGCTCGATTGCCTGGATCAAGGGCTGCTCGTCCATCATGCCCAGCGCGTCGGCGAGGATAGCGCGGGCTTCGGTTTCACTGTCGGCGGCAAGAAGGCGATCAACGATGGTACCAGTCATCGCATTAGCGACCCGATAGCCATCCTCCGCGATCATGCGATCGACGATGCTATCAGCGTCGTCGTGGTTATCGTCGTCACCTTCGGCAAAGCTGGCGGCGGTCGGGACTTCCTCTAGGCTGTCGTTCCAGTCGGACTGGATCGCTTCGAAACGCTCCGGGCCGAATATGAGGCGACCTTGATAGGGCTGGACTTTCGACAGATCGACGTCCCCAGCATCATAGGTGAGGGTAACGTGGGGGAGATAGCTAGGATGATCCCAGCTTGCTCCGGCATCGCGCATTTCGCGATGCCGCCATTGCAGGTCTAAGGATTGAAACAGCAATGCAATGGCGTTGCCATCGCCCATACGTTCGACCCGGCGCGGTCCCCCGGGACCAACAATTAGGTCTCCGGTGCCGGTGCTGGGACCAGGGCCAGACTGCCCCATGGCGAACCAATTAACGGGCCGCTTCGAATAGGCCTGTGTTACATGAAGGTCGTCGGCAGACAATGTCGATGCGAAACCCTGCGTCCGTGCCCAATCCAAAAGCTCGCTGGCATTGAGGAGCTGACGATAGACATAGAGCGGGCGCGGATCGTCGGCGGCGAAGCTGGCGATCTTTGCCGGTGGCACTGTATCGTCATTTGCGGGGGGTGGCACCGCATCATGGCCGAACTTTTCAACCTTTGCTGGCGGCTGCGACCCGGACGGTGCATCTTTGTCGTCTCGACGAACGAAGCCCTCGCCATAGGTGTTGCGGAAGCTGTCCTCGGTGCGGACCCAGCCATTCTCGCCATGGAGTTTGTCGGTCTCGGCGTTGGCCTTCGTGTCCTCTTCTTCCTCGACGATGCGCCGCACAATCGGTGCAGCGACATCAGGACCGTAATTATAGTCGGTCCACCAGCGGGCGACCTGCGTGGTGAAGCTGTCAGTCAGATCATCAGCGTCGGTCTTGACCACTTCCAGCTTCACACCGGCATGGACTTCACCCTGGGACCGGGAGGAACCGTTGTCTGTGGTCATCGTCTGCGACAGGACGACCTTGGCGATGGCTGCATCCATGTAGAGGCAGAGCTGGTGATAATCGCCGGTGCCAGACCGGGCCGCGCCGAGAAGTTCGACCACCATGCCCTCGGGCACAACGAAACCGCTGTCTGTCGCAATCGCCTGAAGCGCGAGTAGCAGCTTGTTGATGTCCTCCTTGCTCGACCCGCGCGGATAGGTGCCCTTAGCCGTGGGCGTTCCGAATTTATCGAGAAAGATGTTCCAGAAGCGTATGCCGTTGCGCTTGAAAAGGGTGGGCCAATACAGCCAATGCGCCAGTCCCTGACCATAAGGCTGATCATCGTCAGCAGCGCCAACCGCATGGACCCAGAATTTGCGTTCAGGCATGATAATGCCCTGCATATTCGTGGGTGTCAGCATCCGCAGACGGTCTTCGTCATCGTAGCGGAAGCGGCGCGCATGACGGACCTTCAAGCCAACGATGTCGAACAGGCCACCGCGATAGCCCCACATCAATTCGGCGACGCTGTAGCCATTGAAGCTGGCCATTAGCATCTTGCGCGTGGTGCGGTCCCACGGCAGCGCCTTCATTGTCTTGTCGAATGCGTCTGCGGCTTTTTCCGCGCGCGGGTCTTTATCATCGCCCGCAATGACGTTCCAGTCCCGCGCCACGACCGCGCCGATGCGTTGCTGCATCGTCGAAAACACCTGATCGTCGTTGAACACGACATCATAGGCACCCCAGTCGACAGCCGTCGCCAGCTTGGGGTCTTTGGCCTCCCGCAGGCCGCGTACATAGGGCTGCGTGATATCGCGACCGTCGCGAGTGCTGGCAATCTCGTTGAACAACTCGGGTGACGGTGCGGGCACAGCGGAGCGACCGACTGTACGGTAGGGGGCAGGACGCTTTGCCATCAGAAGAATAATCCATTGGAGCGGCGGCTGATAGTGCCGAAGCCGGTAGAGGTGATGACGGTTTCAGGGGCCGTTTCGCGGTGGGTGCCCAGCGTATGGACTTCCATTGGGCCGACATCCTCATCAGCCGCCGCAATCAAATGCATCAGGGCAATAGCATTATCTCCATGCCGCTTGCCCTTGTCGCCATCGGCCTTGGAGTTGGTCGAGGCGTCTGGAATTTTCGGGACACCCTTGACCTTCTTGACCATTCGCAGGTCTTCCATCACGCCTTCGTCCAGCGGGATTTGGAATGTCCGATCCTCCAGACCGGCTTTGAGTTTGGGCATGAAGGCCAGATAGGTCTTGTCTGTTGCCATGACGGCTTCGACACGGTTCGCACCCCAATCTTGGCGCATAGCTTCAGCAAGAGATGAGCCATTGCCCCGTGCGTCCATCTTACCGGCACAGAAGTTGGGGACCCGCTTCAATATCCAGTCGAGAACAAACTCCTGTTCACGAAAGGGCACATTCCGCATTTCGAGGATGAACCGGCAGATGAGGTTCAGATGCTCATCATGTTGGCCAAAGGCGATCGGCGATACGTCGCCGCTGCGTGCGAAATCCTGGCCGAAGAAAGTTCGCCGGTGCGGATCAAAACCCAAGCGACCATTGTTACCCAGCGCAACATTGTCCTCCAGAAATTCGCGTACGAAGTCTTGGCGGAACTCTTTATCCTCAAATTCGAAACCGGATGGGCATGCTAGTCGCAAGACCGGCAGATCGGGTGCCATTGCCGCCTTAATCACTGCGCGCGATAGATAGACGCCTGAGCCTTTCGATGGGATTACGTCCAGTTCTTCCTCTGCCGCGTCGCCATAGCGCTTGCGGAGCGATGCCTCCCAAGCCTTTTCACCATCTGGCGTCCAGGTAACGCCCGTGCGGAGGCAAATGCGCTTGTAAAGGCCGTCCGCCAGCGCGTCGGCCAGTGTGAGGCGCATAACAGCACCTTCCTTCTTACCCTCGCGGATTTCCTCAATCAGGGTGTTGAAGGCATTGTCGGTGCCATCATGGGTCGAAATGACGACAACGTGACTACCCCACATGGTGAGCGCCATGGCGGCCTTGAGCAGTTCGTCCAGTTCATCGTGGAACGCCGCCTCGTCGATCAGCACCTTGCCCTGCATACCGCGAAGCGATCGGGGCTTGGACGATAGAGCGATAACAGCCTTGCCGGAGGGGAAGTCTACCCGAAGCGCCTTGACGCCCTTTTCCGATCCATCGTCGAACAGGAATTCTGAGGCTGAACTGGCGACCTCATCAAATGCCTTCGCAAAGTCACCGACATAACCGATGAACTCCCGCGTCATGTCGAGATTGTACGCGATGTAATAAACGTTTTCGGGGCGCTTGGCAGGCGCAGCGGTCAACACCGCGTCCGCCGCAAAACCATAGGTGATACCGGTGCGTCGAGATTTCTCGATGACCAGCAGCATGTTCGCATGGCTGAGCGCTATAGCCGATGCCTGATATGGCAGCAGGATTTTAACGTCGGACAGGCTCATAGGCCCATGCCTTTCAGTCCCGCGATCCCGACGACCTGACAGGCCAATGCCGAGCCGATGTAACCAGGCACAACATAGCGGGGGATCGGACTATCGCCGAGCATGAAGGATGAAACCCGGATACCCCGCCGAGCGAGATAGGCGATGGCGGCATCCAGGCGGCGCTGGGGAACGGCGTCGATCGCATATCCCGCGATCGGCGGTTCGACAGGGTATTGCAGGGTGGCGAACAAATCGCTCATGTCGTCAGACCCAGCAGCTTGGTCTTGATCGCGTCCATGGTCGCATCGGATGCGCCAGCGGCGCGGGCGGCGCTCACGGCGTCTTCTGACGCCTTCTGGCGCTCTTCCTTTCTAACCTCTTCGCGGATGCGCGCGTCGCGTTCCGAGTCGGTCTTGGCAGCGCCGATCAAATCCTTCGTGGCTTTGGCTAGGCGTGAAAATTCTAGAGCGTCTGGCTCTTCGTCTTCATCCCCATTTACCTTTGCCAGCACCATGCGCGCGCCCATGCTGGTCAGCATCTGGACCAGCAGCTTGCCTTCGACGTTATCGGCACCGCCAAACTCACCGGCGAACGCTTCGGCCATCGACCGCATGTCGCGCTGGCGCGACGCCATCTGGCCATATTCTTTGGCATAACGACCCACGGCTGAGCGTGAGCGATGATGGCCCATCGTGCCCAATTGGGTGACGATTTCGTTGATCGTGGCCCCGCTTTCCATGGCCTGCATGACGGCAGCCTGGACGCTTGGCGGCAGGGTTTTCATGGACGATTTAGGGGCCATGTCAGCGCCCCGTCTTATGACGCCAGATGCCATCCAGTTTCAGGCGACCTTCGGCCACTTCCCGACCATTGGGCAAGATCGCAGCGACCGTATAAGGGCCGCAGTCGGTCACTTCGAGAAGGCGCATCTCATGGTCAGCAAGCCAGCGCATCTGTTCCGCGACGGCGGGGCGTGGGAAGCGATGACCGAGGCCGGTCAGCATGATGGTCAGGACGTCGTCATTTTCTTCACCGCCCACATCATTGATGAGGTCGAGGATTGCGCGACGGACAAGGGGGAGAATGGCGGCGGGGATCATCACTTCATCCCCCGCTCTATAATTAGCTGCAGATAATCGTTGGCGGTCGCCAGTTGCGACTGGACGCCTTCGGTCTGGGCTTCGACCCGACTGACTTTGTTCGACATTACCTGCATTTGCGCTAATAGCTGGATGCGCGTCGGTTCGCTAACCTGATCGTCCTCCACCGACTTCAAGCGGGCGGAACAGGATATCTGCTCATCGCCCAACTGCTTCACGATGACGGCCAGCTTGTCGAAATCTTCCTTCAGGGGGAACTTCGTCCGCAGCCAGAAAAATCCTGCCAGCAGGATGATTGGCGTGATGGTCGATGCGATCGGCCACAGGTCGATGATAAGAGATACCCAGTCAGGCATCAGCATGATCCCGATGGATCATATTGTCGAACGGTCACAATGCCCCCAGGTGAAACGGCGTTAAAATGCCATTTCAAAATGCCCGCAGGCGACGTTCAGGGGTGGTTTCCGTCCATGGAAACAGTTGGCGATTTACTCGAACATGTCGAGTTGTCGCGCGTCACGCGGTCGCTCCAACAGGAGCAGCGGTTCGGCATCTGTGCCTTCGTCGCTGTTGTTAATCAAGGTGGAGAGATGGCGCACGGGCATACGGAGCCGTGCGGCTGCTTCGCTTACGGTCATGCGGTTGGTTCTAACCAGGGCAATCATTCCCGCGCGGCGCGCACGAACGAGAGCGTTTCGGCCTGCGGGGATGGGTAGCCTTTCGCGGCCATAGACATGGGCAAGGACGGCTGCCTTGTCCGTTCCTACTACATCCGTGAACGGGCTACGTGCAGGGTCCAACGGCACGTAGATATATTGACCGGCAAAAGCATCGATCAGGCGCAGGGTAGCATAGGCACCAATGTGCGCCGCCATGTCCAACATCAGCGGCGGCCACGTCCGGTGCGGCTTGGCATCCTCCGGGATCGGCAATTGTTCGGGGCGGGAGGCGAATTGTCGAGCCATCAGTCTCGCGCCTCCTTACCCTTCATCCGGCGCAACTTGCGGCCAAGCAGTCGGATGCCCGCATCTAGCTCTGCTGCCGTCCAGAAATGATGGTTGGCTGCCAGACCCATGGCGGTCTGGAGATAAAGCGCATAATGCGTCCGCAAGACGCCACCTTTGTACAGCGCAGCGTCGATCGCGGCGAGGACGGCGTGGCGATCGGCAAGCTGGTCGCAATAGGCGGGGGCGATTTCCGCTATTCTGGCAACCGTTTCCGCGTCGGCCCATTGGACACCGACCCGTTCCAGCCACCCTTTGAGGGCTTCAATGACGCTAAATGCTTTTTGGTGATCCAGAAACTTGAGCGCGGAAACGCCGGTCTGCCGTTCGACAAAGGCCGAAATGGCGTGATCGCCCGGTTCGTCAATCGCGCCAAGCCAGTACAGCGACCACCATAACGCCTTGATCTTGCCGATATGGGCGCGGTGACCCATCGGGCCTTTCCAGCCTTTATTGAAATGGTCGAGCATCTGGCCCAGCTCGGCAATGGTCATGTCGGACATGCTGGCCTTGCCGATCACGCTATCCTGAATGGCCTTCCGCATGTCGTCATCTACGCCTTGCCGTTTGCAGGCGGCGCGGATCGCGGTCATCAGGCGGACGCGGCCATAATCGCCTTTGCCTTGTTGGCGCGGAGATCGGGCGGTGATGCGACTGGCATCAGCCATGGTTCGCCCTCCGCCGTTCAAGTTCGCAGAGCAGATCGGGCAAAGGGACGTTGGTCAGGTCGGTTTTGGCCGGGACATAGCAACGAGCGCCCCCCTGCACGCGAATAAGATGCCCGCGATCGACCAACGCATGGACGCGACGGTGTATGCTGGTGGTGGATGCTACCCCTGCCATCTCCATCAACTGGCGATAGCTTGGCGCAACGCCGTGCTGTTCAAAATATCCCTGGATATGCGTCAGGGTTTCGCGCATTTCGGGCGTCATGAAACGCTGTCCTGTTCTGGGTTCTTGGCCGCGTGCAGATGGCGCAACAGATCTTCGAGCGCCCAACTGTTGGTCACTTCAAATTCCACCTTTACGCTGGTGCATTTGGGGCGGGAGGCGGTTGCGAAAGCCTTGACCTTCACATGGCGGCGATCGGCAGAGATGAAGATATGGCTGTCGCTCATTGTTCTGTTCTCAGGCTTGGCGCGTCATGGAGCGTTGCTTTGGTGACGGCATCGGCAAAGAAGCCTGCCGCAAGGTCGATATCGTCGCCGCGCAGTTCGGCGGAATGGCCTTCACCATCCAGCAAGACCGAGACGACAACCGTCCCGCCAACCACGCTGAAGCTGAGGCCGGTATGCCCTCCCGGCGAGTATGTTGGCCCGACCCGTGTCAAAAGGCCGGTGGCGCTGCATTGAATTGTTTTACCCACGTCCCGTATCCTTTTTGAAATGTTGGTGAAAGTCGGTGGCCAAGGCGCGCAAGCGGGCCGGATCGGCAAGGTCGCGGGTCATCCCGCACACCTCGTCGGGTGATGTTGGCGCAGGGCGGCAAGCAGCATGTCGGATGCTATGATGGCATCCTCGCTCCAAAGGTCGGGGTTGATCTCGACATTGACGCCGGTTGGCGATCGTTCGAACCGACGGGCCTGAGGTTGCGGGCATTTGAAATCGTGATTGTCGTCAAGCCATTGGCGAATTTTCGCCTGGAGCTTAGGTCCAACTCTCACATCGCCCCGACGCCATTTGGGAAGGAAGCTGCTGCTCTGCCCAACCGAATTGCCGAAAGCGGACTGGCTCATGCCTGATCGCTTGAGGAAAGCGTCGATCTCCTGGAGAATAGTCATGCGACTTTCCTTCCGCCGCGACGGTTCCATAGGTCCGTCGCGGCAATGTCGTTGCGCTCGAAATCCTCTACGCTCGGTCCCTGGGCGTTGCATTCCAAGCGGGGGCAGGCAGCGTTGGTGATGACGGTGCCGTCGCGCGTGTCGCGCGCACGAATGATCGGCACCCGCCCGCATGTGCAGCGGTTGATCCTGGTCATGCCGCTGCCTCCTCAACCGGCACCTGTTCTGGCGCATCTTTTCGGTCGGGGCGGTCGATGAAGAATTCTTCGGCCTGATGGTTGCGCGCACCGATCCAGATCAGGAGCTGGCCCAACTCGTCGCTAGCGCCGATCGCCTTGATGCATGCCTGCTTGTCCAAGGTCAGGGAGAGCTTCACCAATTCAGCCATGCCCAGCGACGCCAGTTCTTCGATCAGTTCGCCAACCTTCATGCCGTCATGCTTGAGCGATGGCGGCGTCTTGCGTTCGCCGATGATGCAGCCTGCCAAGGGGACGGACTTGCGTTTGCCGTCGGTCAATGATGGCGCGGCCACGCCCCACCATGCGCGGAGCTGGCGAAACACGTCTTTGAGCCGCTGATCCAGCGGGGCGGCGAATTCATCCCGCGCCGCTTCGATTTTGGCGATGGCGCTGGCGGCGTCCGCCTTCAATTCGTCGATCTTGTCGGCGGTGTCGCGATATTCGGCGAGCAAAGCGACGGCTTCGTCGATCGTCTGCGGGGCTTCTTGCTTGGGGGCTTTACGCCTGGAAACGGGCATTATGATTGTCCTTCCGTGATGATGCCGGGGCCGACCGGAGCGAAAAGGGGAATGGCGGTCGAGCAGCGGGCGCATTCCGCGCTATGCCTGCCGACGTGCCACGCGCTGCCGCCGCAACCAGGGCAGTGGTTGGTCTGGGTCTGGCGGTAGAGGACGACGAAGCCACGCTCTGCGGACATGGCCCGATAGTCAGTATGGGGGCCGGGCTTCATGGCAGCACCGCCATCAGGCCAATGCCGATCAAGACGATGGGCAGGCCGATGAAGGCCGCCTGTCGGAATGCCAGCCAGAATTCGACCTCTCCGTCTTGAGCGTGGGCGTCCGACAAGCAGCGCTGGCCAAATGCGAGGAGGGTCGATGACAGGTCAGCAGCGGCGTCCGCCGCATCGGAAAGTAAGCGCCGACCGGCGAGGGTGAAGCGCGCTATCATGCCTCGCCTCCATCGCTGTTGTTGGGGCAATCCGGGCAGACCGCCGCATATTGGTGATGGAGCTGGTTGCGCGGCGGTCCCTTGCGTCGGCGCGCGCGCATGCAGCTAGCTAGCGGTATCGGCCCGAACAGAGGGCAGTTCACATCCTCGCCGCCGAAGGTGGCGCGGACCTTCCGCTCCATTTCCTCATAGCTGCCTGGATATTTGTGGTTCAGTACCTTGCTGATCGTACCGCTCGACAGGTTGAGGCGGTCGCTGGCGGCGCGCTGGTTGGACGTGTCGCATGTCGTGGCCAGAAGCCGTACCCATGCAGGCATGTCATCGCCCCAGGCCGACTGCGCCCGCTCCAGGTTGGTGATGTTATGGTTACTGGCCATGGTTAACCTCACGGGCCAAAAAATTTTGGATCGGAGACAGGGGGAAACGCTGGCCACTGTTGCGGTCGATCAGAGCGACTACGGTACGCCCGGCATATTCGACGCGCGGATGGTTCGGCCCGGATCGGCGGACCACGCGCCAGCGCGGATGATCATCCCCACGCCGTTCTGTGCGGATCAGGTATCCTGCGCGCGTCAACTGATTAAGGACGCGGCTTGCGGCACCGCGCTCGACGGTTGCGGTGAAGCAGAGTTCGACCAGGTCGAACGACTTCATCACCCGTATCGCTGACCAGATGCGTTGGCGTGTCGATCGCGGCGTCGGTTCCCGCGACGGCGCGGCAAGCGCAGGCGGGTCGCGGAGGGCTTTTGCCTCCTGAAGCATTGTATAGGTCTCCGGCTTGTCCCCCCATGCGATCAGACCGGCCCCGCGCCAGCGATCGAGCAGGATGATGGTGTCGGCCAAGGTCGGACGCGGGTTCGCGTCGCTGTCGTTGGCAAAGATGATCTCGCTCAGGCGGATGGGTGCCTTGGCGAAGCGCAGGACGGTCCAGGCCGACAGCGCAGGGTCGCGCATGCGTGGTGCGGTGGTGAAGTTCATGGCCGCGCGTCCCGGCAACGGATGTCGTCAAGCCAGTTCATGGCTTCGTCCGCGCTTGCCTCGGTTGGGCCGAGTTCAGTCAGCCCCTGGCCATGCTGGCCAGTCGGCCAAGCGGCGACCGACGCCATCGACGCATCCATCCCATTCCGATGGGGTCGCAAGGCGAGGGAGCCGGTCCAGCCATTGCTGAAGTTGAAGCGAAGGCGCGGACCATGGGTGTCCGGGGCGAGGTCGGCTTCAAAGGCAGGGAGAGATTTGCGGACACTCATCACGCTACCGCCTTCCTGCGAACCGGCAGATCGCCATTCAGGATCGAGCGGTTGCCCCACCATTCGCGATTGACTTCGCTCAGCCCTTCTTCCGCCGCCGCGCGCTGGGCGGCGCGCAGGTTGGTAACGATACGGCGGGTGATCCCATTGCATCGTGCCTGGAACAGTTCGGCCAGATCGTCGGCCACGCGCACACGGGTGCAATAATGGTCGCGCAGCTTATAGGCGTCGGCGATCGATGCGGGCTGGGCGGGCGTCGCGATCAGGATGCGGTTGTCAAACCGCTCCCATTCCTTCAGCTTCGCGGGCAGCGCCTCTTCGCCGATCATCAGGATCGCGATCTGGGTGCTGTCATGAATATCGCGGATGATTTCGACCGAGCGCTTGTTCACCAGATGGTCGGTTTCGTCGATGATCAGGGTGCGCGGCTCATGGTTGAGCTGATCGACGATCTGGCGCAGGATTTTCGGCGCGGTCTTTTCGAGCCGCGTGATGCCAAGTTCCTCGGCAATAGCTTCCAGCAATGAACGCTGCGACCATACCGATTGCGCCGCGACATAGACTGCACCGGTGCGGGCCGTGACGAAGCTCGCCGCGATCGTTTTGCCGTAGCCGCTATAGCCGTAGAACAGGCCCATGCGCGGAGAGTCTGCGCCTGCTTCCTGACATTCGATCGCGGTGCGGAGGAAAAGGCTCATATTGGTGAGCGGGGCATGGCCGCGTGGCCGCTCTCCCAAATCTAGCTGTGGTTGGTAGGCAAGGTCGTTCATGGCATCTTCTCCGTTCGTGCATTGGAGTTGAATGAGTGGGGGAGTTGAAAGACGGCTGTCATGCTGCGCCCTGGCAGCGTTCAGCCGGGGGAGCGGCAGGGGTGCCGAAGGTGAGGAACATCGTCTTTTCCGCCCGATATTCGGCGGTAGTGGCGTAGAGCTGCGCGCGGCGCAGATCGGCGGCATCGACAGCTTCGCCACGTGCCGCCGCTGCAATGACCGCGTCGGCTTCCGCCATCTTTTCGGCTGGGGTTCGCGTCGCTGGTTTCGGCGCTCGGGGCGCGGCCATATGTTCGTCCAGTTGGGCGATGTTTGGCACGGCTGGGGCGGGCGCGTGGGTGATGCTGTCCATTGCAGACGTCGATCGCGCGGTTGTCGCAGTGGGGAAGTGGATCAGCTTGTCGGCGCGCTCGGCTTCGTCCCGCAGTACCTTGTCCATCGCTTTATCGACGTTGAACGCTGTCTTTTTGCGGCGCAGGTCGGCGCGCTGGTCGTTGACATAGCGCGCCATTTCATGCCGTGCCGCCATGGCGACGGCCTGTTGGGAGAAGCCCTGCCTTTGGACATTCAGGGCGGTATCGACATAGTTGCCCGCCTCATCAAAGACGTAGACCGCGCCATAGTCGCCTTCGTCCCAGCGCAGCCTGACCTGCTTGCCCATAAGGGGAACAAGGGTTTCAGCCCAGTAGCGGCCATTTTTCCAGCGAACGCCGCGCTTCGTCACAGTGCCTGTACCGATCACTGCGCTAAAGGCGATCTTGAGGACGTCAGCCGAAGGGACAGCGCGGGCCGGTTGAGGCGAACGCTGCCACTTTTCCATCGGCGGCATACCGATCATGCTGTGCTTGCGCTGATGATAGGTGCCATCGACCCATGCATCGAGAATGCGTTGCAGTTCTGCGCTATCGATCCCCGCTTCTATGACGGCGCGGCCCGTCTGCTTCTTGGCGCGGGCGCGCAACTGCTGCGCCTGGGCGACATTGTGGCCGAGAAAACCCTTGAGCATCGAGGCGCGTTCGCGGTTGAAGGTGCCGAACACGCGCTCCACATGCGGCTTGTCCTCCGGGTGGCCCGGAAGGCAGGCGTCCAGCTTGATACCCACCGCGTCCAGGGATGCGATGACCGATCCGTTGATGAAGCCGGAACCGTTATCGACTTTCAGGATCGCGGGCATGACGCCCCAGGCCAACATGGTGCTGACCAGCATCCCGCGCACCGATTGGGCGCTTTCGCTTTCCACTACAAGAAAGCGTGTGCGGCGGCTCCAGCGGTCGATGATGCCAAGGATGTTCTTGCGACCATCCGTGCACATGATGTCGGCCTTGGTAGTATCGATCTCCCACATTTCGTGGGCATAAGAGACAGTGGCATCCATCCGACCAAGCGCCGGGCGATACATCGACTTGAATTTGTCAGGATCACGCTCTGCCGCGAGAAGGACTTTCTGGTCCTTTTCGATGCGCTGCATGTAGCGTTTTAGACTTCGCAGCGAAGGTAAATTGCTGAAATCGGCCTTGAGCAACTCCATCACTCTTGTGGATGCATGTTTGTGGCGGGCCAATATGACGAGAACAGCATCGGCGACGTCGGGATGGCGATCAAACCAGTCACCCTTGGGGCGTCCCACTGGGCGCATGGCTGACAGGATGATGTCGGCGCGGCGACCCATTAGGTCTGCGCGCGCAGCGTCAGGTAAGCCTGCCACAGCATAGAAGCTGGCTTCCCCCCCGCGCACCTTGCGAGTCTCGAAAGGCCAGCCTTCGCCGGTCGCACGGACACGAACGCCGGTCTTGGTAGTCGGCAGCCCGGCGAGGCGCAGATCGGCGATCTCCTGCGCGTTTAGATGTGTGGCATTCCCCCCGGCGGCGTTCATAGCGCCGCTCCAATGTGTGTCATTTTGACTCCACACAGCGTGCAATTTGTGTAAACGAAGGGTGAACGCGCCCCCGTTTTGATGTTAATGATGCTGACGGTCATGCAGCGTCGCTTTGCGCTGGCGTAAGTGACAAGCGTTTGCCTGTCTTTGTGTAGCGGCTAGGCCATATTTGCCTGGGTTGTTTTTGAAGGAAATCAGCAATGACTTTCTCGGCCTTTGCAGACACGCGAGCGTGGAGTGCCAGCGACATTTGCTGCCTTGAAAGCCCATGCGACCTGCCTAGTGAAGCCAAGGTTGCCCCCGCCTTGCGTATCTCAGCTTTGATATCTTCAGGGTGTATGTCGTGTGCTTGCACGTCTTTTTACTCACAACTGTCTGGTGACGTGCATAATGACAAGTAAACAGTCAGGTCAAGGGAAAAATGACAAGTCCAGGGTTTCCGGCTGGACTTCGGGTGCCGCCATGCGTTTGCGCGCGGCGATAAAGCGTAAGGGCATGAAGCAAGAGGGCGCGGCGCAGATGGCCGGAATATCTCGACAAGCTCTGGTCGAAATTCTGGCGGGGCGTTCCATCCCTACGGAGGCAACATTCACAGGTCTTTGCGAAGCAGTGGGTGCCAGCAGAGATGAAATTCTGCTCGATAATGTTGGTGACCAAGTTCGAAAGATGCGTGAAATTCTTGGCGCTCCAGACGCTGCCACTATTTTCGCGCAGTTTCTTTCTGAATTAAGTCCATTGCAGGAGGGGAGTGTATCCCTCAACGACCCAGGCCTGCAGTCTGGTATTGAGCAATTGCGCCGTAGCTTGGCGGTGCCTTCTTTTGATGACGAGGCGGGGCGTTCAATCGCGATCCCCGCACTTACAGCCAAGGCATCTGCGGGCGACGGCTCCTTGTTGTGGGGGCAGGAATTAGGCGACGGGCCATTCCGCTTTATGGAGGATTGGCTACGTCGCGAGTTTGGAACGATTGCGAACCTACGGCTGATCCAAATTCAGGGCGATAGTCAGTTGCCTGACCTTAACGATGGTGACTTGGCAATTATCGACACTTCCAAAAACAAGCTGGAAAACGGCCTTGCCGTCATTCGCTTGGATGAGTGCCTGATGATCAAGCGTTTGCAGCGAGAGGGGCATTTTGTGCAACTGATCAGTCGCAATCCAATGTATGCGCCAACCGCGATCGACTTGAGTAAGGAGGAAGATCGTATCAGAGGTATTGGTAAAGTCGTTTATATTTTCAAATCGGTTTGATGGAGTGGAAATGAATAGGCCAGATGGATCAGGGCAGTTTGCGGGCGGCTGGACATTATTGGTTTTCGGTCTGCTGGTTTCGATATGGGGAGCGGTAATGGATACCACGGGATATGGTAGCGTTGACGCAGGTGATTTGGTCACGAAGTGGATGCTATTTTACACTGGTGGAGGCTTGATAAGCGCTGCATTTATTTTGTTTGTTGCAGGCTGGATTATTCAAGCCATATCTTTTTTGCCAAGTCGTAATGAAGCCGTGCTTACCACTTCTCATCCAACACTTTTTCTAGATCAACCTGCTTCGGATACCGAGACTGAAAACATATCAAGCGATGTGCGCGGCCCAACAATCTGGATCATTTTGGCATGCATCGGGGCGGCTACGGCATTGATCCTTTATAGTTTTTACGGCCATCAGTAACCCGCAGCCATTTTAAGCCCCCTCAGGCATCGAAGCATCCTTGGTGCTATCCAACTACCAAAAGCGCCCATAACCCTACGGGGCAGAATGCCCCGCGCCAAATAGGGGCTATTCCAATCACGACGTTGGGGTCATTATGCCGTTAAGGGGGCGAAGGAGACATTATGCTCAACGAATGGTCGGATCGCAGTGAGGATGACGCTCCCCCATCCTTGGCTTCACGTTCCGTGAATATCGCGGTCGCGGCGATCGTCACGATCGGCACCCTGATCTTTGTGGCTGAGTTGGTATCGCGTTTCCTCTGATCCTCTTGCAATAATGTTCCGCCCCTGCAATTTGAGGGGCACACAAGCGTTCGGGCTGGTTTCCGCCCACGGATAACCACCGCGCCATAGACCGCCGCCTATCCGGTGGTCATGGATCAGACGCTCCCCACCATCCGCATCGCCCGGCCCGGCACCTTCACGTCGAACGAAGGTGTCGCAGTATCGTTCAGCGAAGCTATGCTTGCGGCCAGCGCGGCGGCCTATGATCGGTCGTCCGATCCCGCGCCGCTGGTCATCGGTCATCCGCAGTTAGATCATCCCGCTTATGGCTGGGTCGATCGGCTGGATGTGCAGGACGGCGAACTGGTGGCCATCCCCGCCACCGATATCGAACCGAGCTTTGCCGAAGCGGTGCGGTCGCGGCGCTATGCCAAGGTGTCCGCGCGCTTTTACGCCCCGGACAGTCCGGCCAATCCGAAGCCTGGTAGCTGGTATCTGAAGCATATCGGTTTTCTTGGCGCACATGCGCCGGGCATCAAGGGTCTGGGCACCGTCCAGTTTTCGCAAGGCGATGACCAGGGCGTCGCCACCTTCGATTTTTCAACAACTGAGGATCATATGTCAAACGAAGCCAGCTTCGCCGAGCGCATGTCCGCGCTCGACGCGCGGGAAACCGTGCTCGCCGCCAAGGAAGAGGCGGCGCGGATCGCTGCCGCCGCCGCCATTCATCTAGGTAATGTCAGCTTTGCCGAAGGGCTGATTGCCGCCACCACCCTGGCTCCTGCCGCCAAGGATATGGTCGTCGGCGTTCTGGATCATCTGGACGCCAACGCGGTCGTCAGCTTCGGCGAGGCGGGCGAAATGTCCCCCGCCGCCGCATTGAAAAAGCTGCTGTCCACCGGCGCGCCGCTGATCGACCTGACCGAACGGGGCAAGAAGCCGAAGGATGACAAATCCTATGTCAGCTTCGCTGCGCCCGAAGGATACGACGTCGATCCCGAACAGGCCGATCTGCACGCCCGCGCAAAGGCGATCCAGCAGGAGAATGCAGGCTTGTCGTGGATCGACGCGGTCAAGCGCGCCCAGGCGGCTGGCTGACCCACCCCATTACGCAATCTTCAAGCAGGACTGAACCATGCAGAAAACTGTCATTTTCACAATGAGCCAAGTCGCCGCAGCGGCGGTCAGCGCAGCCCGTTTCGTAGGTCTGATGACCGGCCTGCAATGTGCTTCGGGTGCCAAGGCGCTTGGCGTGACGCAATATGCCGCTGCCGTTGGTGAGGCTTTCGCGGTCGATGTGCATGGCACGACGATCGTTGAGGCAGGCGGCGCAATTGCTGCCGGTGCTGAGGTCAAAGCCGCTGCAGACGGCAGTGGCCGGGCCATTGAGCGCGGCGGAGCAGGTCCGCTTGACGGTTATGCGGTCACCGCTGCTGCCGCTGCCGGGCAAAAGATCGAGATACTCCTCAAGCTCTAGAAGTCGGGTGGCGATGAAGGTCGCCCGAATATAGCCCAGGAAGGCGGCCTGATCTTGCCCAGGCGGCGCAACGGCCTTCCACCCTGTTTTCACTGAAAGGCCTGTTTTATGTCCATGAATGGCTCTCAAATCCGCGTCGTCGATCCTATCCTGACCGAACATGCGCGGGGCTACGTTAATGCCGATTTTGTCGGCGAAGCCTTGTTTCCGCTCGTTGAAATGCCGACCCGTGCCGCAAAGCGGATCGAATTCGATCGGTCCAGTTTCCGCCGTCGCCGCACCCGTCGCGCACCTGGCTCGCAGATCGCTGCACTGGAATTCGGCTTCGAAGGGAAGCCGGTCGCGCTGCATCAGGAAGCACTCTCGGCGGTCACGCCGATCGAGCATCAGCAGGAAGCGGGCGCGGTGCCCGGTATTGACCTTCAGCAGGTCGGTGTTGACACGGTGCTGGCGGTCATCGCCATGGAAAAGGAAATTCAGCGTGCCGAAGTGGCGCGCAATGCCGCGTCCTATGCTGCGTCGAACAAGGTGGCGCTGGCGGGTGACTTCAAATGGTCCGACCCGGACAGCAACCCCAAAGAGCAGGTGTTCGATGCAAAGGAGGTCATCCGCAAGCGCATTGGGCGGCGTCCTAATACGCTGGTTCTGACGGGTGGCTTGACCAGTTCGCTGGGCAAGCATCCCAGGCTGCTGGACCATTATAAGCATACCAATTCGGCATCGATCACGATCGCCATGCTGGCCGCCTATTTCGACATCGAAAATGTCGTTTCGGGTGATGGCATTTACGACACGGATGCTGGCGCGACGGTCGATATCTGGGGCAATGACGCCATCCTCGCCTGGGTCGCGCCCAAGGGTCAGCGGCAGATGCCGCTGCCCAGCTACGGCTACACCTACCAGTTGCGCGGCCACCCGCTGGTCGAACCGGCCCGCTGGGATGGCGACATCCGCAGTTGGAAGAATGACGTGCTGGATGAATTTTCGGCTGAACTGGTCGGCGCGGACGCAGGCTTCCTGTTCCAGGGCGCGCTCTGATCCTGAGCCAGCCCTGCGCTGGCGGGAGCGCTGCACTGCTCCCGCCAACTTCGCCTTACCCGGAGTTCCATCATGCAAACCTATGAAGTTAAAACGCCCCTTCGCGGCTTTCGGCGCGCCGACCGTGATAGCGCGCCGATTAGCGTGGGTCAGGTGGTGATCCTGCCATCCACGAAAGCAACAACCGATCTATTGGATTTGGAAGCGATCGTGCCGACGGATGCTGAAGAAACCTGCCCTATCGATCATGTCAGTTTTCTCGTGCAATCTTCCGGGCAGGTAGCCAATGCGCTTTCGTCCGCTCTGTTCCCGCCGATCGCGGTCGTTGCCGTGACAGACCGTTATGCTCTGGTCGGCGCGATTGAGGATCTGGGCGGCGTAGTATTCTTCGTCGGCGAAGGATTGCCGGATAACGCCGAGCAGGTTCTGGGTGACTTCCCGAACGAGCAGTTGCTGGCTGAACTGGATATCCGGCGCGCTGAAGGCCGTCTGGCGGTACCAATCGCAGCGCCCGTGCCTGACGCCGTTCCCCCCATTATTGCACCGGCACCGGTTGCTACGCCCCCGCGCAAGCCCAAGGCCGCGGCCAAGTGATGCCGTCCCTTATTGCCGTGGCGCTGGCGTTGTCGTCGCTCGGCCTGCTGGTCATGCTTCTGGCTGCAGCGCTGATGCCTGCCCGCGTGGAGGTGCGCTGGCCAGCGCGTGTGTTCGATGCGGGATACGCCATCTTTTGCTTGGCCCTGACGTTCTGGTTGATCGTCTCAGTGCTGGCCTTCTTTGCGGAAGCCAGGGTGCATGGCATTTGAAACAATCCTGAAACAGCCTTCCGAAGAGCTGCGTCGGTCCCTCACCTTCAATGGTGTATCGACTGTCACGGCGCTGCATTCGGTAGATGTCGTGGCCAGGGGACTGGTCGCGGGCGTGGCGGAACTGGGAGTCGTGCCCCAGATTTTCGCAGGCGCGGTGACGCTCGTCATCTCCGGGGGGACGGATGGCGAGCGTTACCTTGTGACTGCAATTGCCGATGACGCCGACGGCCAGAGGGCAGAGACCGAACTGGAAATCACTGTCATCGACATGGCGTGGACCATGCCGGACGGCGGTACGGCCTACCTCTCCATTGCCGAATTTATCGACCACTTCACCCTGAAGGAGGTCATGATGATGACCGACACGGGGGAAGGCCGAATCGACCGGGCCTTGCTGGTCAACGCCCTGATCGACGCGCAAGCCACGGTCGATGCTCATATCGCTAGCCGTTACACGGTGCCATTGGCGCAAGCGCCCCTGATCGTCAAAATGATGGTTGGCGATCTGGCGCGGGTGCGGCTCTATCCGCAAGGTGCGCCGGACGGCGCAGCCGAACAAGGTAAATCCGCCATGCGGATGCTGGAGCGTATCGCATCCGGCGCAATGCCGATCCCGGCTGTTACCGCGCCGGTCGAAGCGGTGAGCGACAATCCGATCCTGATCGCGCCGGGCTATCGTGCCTATCCAGACGGCCTGCGGGGCTATTGACGATGGGTGCGGGCATTGACGTTGCCATCCAGCTCGACGACGCCGAACTGAATGCCGCGCTAGATCGCGCTATCAAAGAGGGTGCGGACCTGCGCCACCCGATGGGTGAGATAGCAGCGGAATGGATGGATCACGTCCGTGATCGCTTCGCCCAGGAACGCGATCCCTTTGGTGTTCCCTGGAAAAAGCGTCGCGATAATGTCGATCCGGGTCGCCCGTTGCTGCAACTGGATCGTCACCTGCTCAACGCGATCGTTCCCGATTTCGGGTCTGATTTCGCGCAGGTCGGTGTGACCGGGACGGCAGGCCCGGCCCGATACGCCCGCATCCATAATGATGGCGGCACGATCAAGCCGCGTAGCAAGAAGGCGCTGTCCTTTGGTGGAAGGATCGTCGCCCAGGTAGTCATGCCCAAGCGGCAATATATCGGTTTCGGGCCTGATGAGCAGCGCACGGTGGTAGAGATTATGGGTGACTTCGTCCGTACCCTGTTCGGAAAGGGCGGCGCATGATCGCGCAAGGGCCAATCGTCAATCAGCTCATGGGCTATGCCGGTTTCAGGTCCGTGAAGGGCGTGCTGGAATGGGCGGGCCTGACCGAATCGCCACGCGCCGTCCCGGCCCTGTTCGTCGTGCCCCAGGGCGACACGGGCCAGCCCAATCGCATGAGCGGTGTCATTGACCAGAAAGTGGATGAGACGTTCGGCGTCGTCGTCATCGTCGAAGGACGACCCCGTGCCGGTGATGAAGTGGACGATGGCCTGAAGCGCGAAGTTGATCGTGTCATCGACGCGATGGTCGGATGGACCCACCCCGAAGCCGGGCGTCCTACGGAATATGGCGGAGGCAGGCTGCTGTCCGCCGACGGATACCGTGTCGCGTGGATGCTCACCTTTAAGACGTCATCTCACATTCGAAAGCAAAGTCAATGAGGCAGCGGAAAGCGAAAACGACGGTGGAACCAGCAGTGGAAACAACCCAGGCAGAACCAACTCAGCCGCGCCCCGTTGATGATTTCGGTCGCGAACTCGACGGCTACGGCTTGCCGCTTACAGGCCCGGCGCGCCGCCGTGTGCTGGAGGGAATGGGTAGGCCTGATCCGAATGTGGAACCGGACGCCTGGACGCCGGAGTCCGCCCCGGTCGTAACGACCCCTGCGACCCCCGGCCCTGTCGTCGCGCCGGGGTCGTCAGAAACGGAGAAGCAAAATGGTTGATTGGGTAGCGGTCGTCCTTGCCAAGAAGGAAGGCACCTATGGCGTCGATAGCGCGCCGACCGGTGCCGCTAACGGCATCCTGACCCGCAACTATTCTGCCAAGCCGGTCGATATGGACCGGATCGAGCGCAATCTCGACACGCGGGTGTTCGGCGCGCTGGCGTCGGTGCCCAGCAATGAGCGGCGCACGAGCAGTTATGAGGTGGAGATTGCAGGATCGGGTACGGCTGGGCAAGCGCCGGGCTGGATGGAGCTGCTAGAAGCCTGCGGCATGGCTGCGCCGGTACTGACGGCGGGGCAGGATGCTGTGCAGAATTTCGCTGCGCCAGGCGCGTCCGCCACGTCGCTCAGCCAATATGATTTTTTGAGCGATCAGCGACGCAAGTCTGTGGGCATGGTCGGCAGCTTTACGATGGATTTTACGGCTGGCGCTTATGGCTTCATAGGCTTTAACTGGATGGGTCTTATCCCGCCTGCCTCCCCCTTCGACAAGACTGCGCCTGGAGCGGTGGACCTGACCCGGTGGAAAGAGCCGGTCGAGGTCAATATCGACAATACCGAGTTCCTGCTGGATGGTTATGCCCCGGCGCTGCGGTCCTGGCGCGCCGATGCTGGCGTAGCTACCGCCATGCGAAACTTGGTCGGCAAACGGTATGTTCGTCGTGGCAATCATAGCTTCACATCTACCGCTGTGATCGAAGCACCCGATATCGCCACCAAGAATTTCATTCAGTCGTTGCGGACAGGCGGTCTTGTGTCCTGGTCGATCGAGCATGGCGTAGCCGCTGGCAATATCTTCCACGCCGCGTCGGCCAAGGTCCAGATTACGGACATCACCGAAAGCAAAGAGGACGATACGCTGATGTGGACGCTGGCTCTGCGCCACACCGTCGAAGGCGGATCGGCGGACTTCACCATCACTGCGAAATAATAACGGGGGGCTTTGCCCCTCCAGCACGAACCAGCACGAATTCAGGGATCATCGCATGTTCAAGGTTATTTCGGAAACACTCGTCTGGTGGCCGGTGCTGTTTGCAGGTGTCACCGAAGAAGGGGAAGTCGTCGAGAACAAGATCGAGATGCGCTTTCGTATTCTCGACGAGGATGCGATCGACGATTTCGTCCGTTCTACCAATCTAATCCTTTCCCCGCCGAAATCTCCTGATGCCCCTGATGGTGGGGTTGAGAGGGAGGTAGAGCGGCGCATTCCCAGCGAGCAGATGCAGCGCGGCTTGTCCCCGATCGTTTGCGATTGGCGGATGGTGGCCGCCGCCAACGGTGAGCTGCTGCCCTTCAACGAGGGCAATTTCCGTGCGTTGTTGCGTGTGCCGAACGTCTTTCAAGCCATTCTGGCCGCCTATGCTGCCTGCCGCGCCGGGCGCGCCGAGATCCGCGCGGGAAACTGAAAGCCGCCGCGCGCGCCTGGGCGAGCGGGCGTGGCGGCGCGATCCGAAGGAACGACGACCCCATGACCCGTGCCGCCATCATGCCGCAATGGATGCTGGATCGGCTTGCCGGGACGGTCGATCGACCCGGCGAAATCACCCTGTGCCCAGACGAAGCATTGTCCTTCTCGCTGTTCGCGGCGCTGGGCACCCAGTGGGACCGCCATGCGATGACGGGCATGCGGCTGGGCATTCGCTATGACGTGATCAGACCGACTGCCGACAATATGGGTATCGCCTTTTCGCCTGTTGTGTTTGCCGACATCCAGTTGATGGAACGTGCCGCTCTTGCCGAATTTGCGAGGGCTGCGCGATGAACGATATCGTCGTCGGCGTCCGGCTCAATGCCGATGGGTCTGGTCTGGTCGGTCAGCTCAAACTGTCCAATGCTGAATTGGATCGGCTGCGTATTGCCGAGAAGGGCGCGACCGACGCGGCCCGCGATCTGTCCCAGGCGACTGACCAGGCATCCAAATCACAGGCACGAGCAACACAGGGCGCGCGAGAAGCCTCTGATGCTTCGGTTAAGCTGACCAGGAATTTAGGCTTGCAAAGGGCCGGTTGGCAGTCTGCTGGCTTTCAGGTTCAGGATTTTTTCGCCAGTTATTCCAGCGGTACTAGGTTGAGCGTCATTTTTGCTCAGCAGTCCGGGCAGTTGGCTTCCGCGATTGCGATGATCGCTCAGTCGGCTGAAGGAACCAAAGGCAAATTAGGCGGGCTAGCGTCCTTCCTTGGTGGTGGCTGGGGCATAGCGCTTGGCATTGCCGTTTCAGCGGGAACGTCGATCGTTTCGATGTTGCTGGACGTCGATGACGCTTCAGAGAAGGTAAAGCTCAGCACCAGCGGTGTTGCCGACAGTCAGTCGATCCTTGCCTCAGTGATGGACATCACAACAGGCAAGATGAAGGCACAGACCGATGCCGCGCTTGGTTTAGCATTCGCCCAAGCACAGTTGAACCGTGTCAATGCTCAAAAGGCGGCTGCGGAATTCCGCACGGAAGTGGCCAGTCTGCAACGACCCGACCGCAAATTGCGAGGAGGCATGGGCGGCGGTCTATGGTTTGAGGATGTTGCACCCGGCGCGCAAAAAAGCATCGCGCAGGGCATTTTGACGCGCCTGTCCGATCCTAGCGGCAAGGCTGGGATAGGTACAGCGGACGCCGTTCAACGTCTTGATAACCTTCGTAAGGCGGGCGCGCTTACGGATGATGCTTATGCGAAGGCAGCGGCATCGGTGGCAAATCTTGGCGTTGAACTGGAAAACGTAAAGATTGCCGATGCCACACTTCGCATGTTGCAAGGTGACGGCACAACGGCTGATCGGGGACTTTTACTAAAGCCTAGTACGAAAAAGCCAGCCAAGGACAATAGTGCAGACAAGGCGGCGAGAGAAGCCGAACGCCTTGCGACATTCAGTGATCGCGCAGCCGAAGCTGTTGCGCGCATGTCCAGCGAATATGACAGCGCCCCGCGTGATATCGATCGGGCAGGGACGGCAACCCGATCGCTCGACGCTATCATCGGTGACGTCAACGAGCGCCTGTCCAGTTCCAAAAATCTGACAGCCGCCCAACGCGCCGAATTCGAGAAGATCAGGGACAGCGCTGAGAAATTAAAGCCGGTCATCCAAAACAGCCTGGTTCGCCCCCTACTCGATATGGCGCAGGGGCAAGAGCGCCAGATTGCATTGAACAAGCTGACGCTGGCCGGTCGGCAGGCCGAAAGCGATGCGCTGCAGTTCAGCTATGCGCTGATGGACAAGATGGGTGTGGAGAGCGAGGATCAGCTTGCCACCGAACTGGCCAAGCGCGGCGTTACCGAAGATCAGGTGCGCGGTCTGTACGACAATCTCGCCGTGATGCGCCAGCAGACGCGCGAAATGCGCGTCCAGCAGCAAATGCAGCAGGTATTCCTCTCCGCCGTCGGAGACATGCGCGAGAATACGCGGCTGACGGTCGAGAGCCTTCGCAAGGACGGCCCGAAGGCGTTGGGCGACTTCGCCAAGCGCAGCCTGGACGTGTTCGACCGGCTGTTTTCTGAGGTCGCGACCGAAAAGCTGTTCGGTGGGCTGTTCCGTGATCTGGAGGACCAGATCACGGGTGGCGACAAGATCAGCAAGATGGGTGATGAACTCGCTGACGCAGTAGGTCGCGCGGCCAAGGACATGAAGCAGACGTCGGGCGCGATCGTCGATTTGGGCAGGGCTGCTGCTGCTGCGACCGGTATGATATCCGGGTCGTCAGCTACGCCGGTTGATCCATCCTCTGCGGCTTCTGGCTTAGCTGGCGGCATATCGCGCGGGATCATGCCGGGCGACCAGCCGGGCGTTCCGCCGATCGCGGACATCATTGTCACAGCCACCAAGCAGTGGGGCTTCAAGGCCGGGTTCGAAGGCGTTTTTGATGATCTGAACACGGGTCTGAAAAAGATGTTTACCGACATATTTGGCGACAAGGGGCTGTTCGGTAAATCCTTGAGCGAAACTTTGGGGCGGACGTTCGGCAATGCCGCCCTGGGCGGCGCATCCGGTAGCCTGGTCACCGGCGCGCTGGGCATCCGGGGCAGCGGCACCGGTGGCATGATCGGCGGCGCGCTGGGCGGCTATGCCGCTGAAGAACTGCTGTCCAAGACATTGGGCAGCTTTGCAGGGCCGATCGGGTCGATCGCTGGTGGCATCGTCGGCAGCGTGGTTGGCGGTCTGCTCAAGAAAACGAAGTCCGGCGCGGCTACAATCACAAGTGTGGATGGGGACGCCACGCTGAGCGGCAATAGCGGCGCGTTCAAGCAGGCGGCCAGCGGTGCGGCGGACAGCGTACAGGACGGCTTGTCGCAGATCGCCGAGCGGTTGGGCGGCGCGATCGGCGCGTTCAACGTCACCATCGGCCAACGGCATGGCGACTGGCGCGTGCGCGAAGGGGCCGGTTCGCTCAAGATCGCTAAGGGCGCGACGGAATTTGACGACGATCAGGCGAGCGCGATTGCCTATGCGATCCAGCTTGCAGTGTCGCAAGGCGCGGTCACCGGTCTGTCGGCAGCGGTGGAACAGGCGCTTCGGTCGTCACCTGACATTGAAGCTGCGCTGGCCGAAGCGTTGAAGGTGCAGGAGGTCGAGCAACTGCTCGGTGGCCTGGGCACGGAAATGGCCGCGCAATTCCAGGCCTTTGAAAGCCAGGCCAAAGAGCGTGTCCGCATCGCTTCGCAATATGGCTTCGACGTCGTGGCGATCGAGAAGCGTAACGCGGACGATCGTGTTGCGTTGGTCGATCAAATCCTGACCGATCGCGTCGGGTCGCTCCAAGCGCTGCTTGACGACCTGAAGTTCGGCAATCTGGCTGAAGGTTCGGTGATGGATCAGCGTACTGCGCTACTGGCACAGATCGCGACGACGCGGGCCGATGCGGAGGCGGGCAAAGACGGCGCGGCTGACAAGCTGGCTTCTCTAACCCGGCAACTGGTAGATTCGTCCCGCGACAATCTGGGCACCGCAGGAAGCGAATATGGTGCGGATCGGACAACCGCGATCGATGCTGCGGAAGCTGTCATCAAGGCAGAAAATGAGCGGATCAAGGCGGCTCAGGGTGAGCAGGCGGCAACCAATGCGAAGTTGGATGAAGCTAACAAACTTGCTGCCGAGCAGGTCGATTATCTCTCGGACATCAGCACGGCGCTCCAGGCGCTGACAGCCCAGGGTTCCACCGGGCAGTCGGGCGGCGGGTCCGGCATGGCCGACTTCTACCGGACGCAAGAGCTATGAGCCGGGTCGCCTATATTCGGGCGTGGCCGCGTGATCCGGCGACCGGCGCGACCGGTCTGGTCGCGATGGCGGGCGGCGGTAGCCATCTGCCCTACTGGCTGGACAATCTCCATTATCGTGCCGGGATCGTGCGGGAGCCGCGCTTTGCGTCGGCGCTGGGCTTTGATGAGAAGGGATGGACCGGCGCGGCGCTGCCTACCGTTTCGACGATCGAATTTGCCCCGTCCGATCCGGCCCTGTTGCGGGCCTATGCCGCGCTCTATTGGAAAGACGCCGCGATCGAGGTGGACGCGGGCGAGGAATATGCAGGCGTGGGCCGTATCCTGACCGGCACGATCGGTGAGGCGACGGTCAAAGATGGTCGCCTGCTGATCACGATTGCCGATTTCGGCGTGAAGTTGGGCAAGCCTGCCATCCAGTCCTGGTTCGCAGGCACGGGCGGCATCGATGGCGATGCGGTCTGCGACGGGCGGGTCAAGCGGCGCAGCTATGGCTATTGCGCGAATGTCGAAGGTCGGGTGCTACTAGCCGCCCATAATATCTACGAATTTGGCGATCCGGCTCGGCCATCTCAGTCGTTCCCGATCATCCGCCACATGGGCCGTGAAGGCTATCAATCGGTTCTAGGCTGGCAGGGCAGCATAGCTGCCACGCTCGATGCGCTGATCGCGTCCAGCCCGCCCCAGGGCGGCGGCATGCTCGCGCCGTCGATCAACTGCGCCAAATGGTGGACCGACCCGACCGGCGCGCCGCTGACCGCCGATATCCAGGGAGACAACAGCGGCAGCTATGTCGAGACGGCGGCGGCGATCGCCGCGCGATTGCTGAGCGCGGCCAATGGCCCGGCGATCGTCAACTTGACCGACGCCATCGCGTTGCGGCCTGCGGTCGTCGGCCTGCATATCGGCGATGACAGCGAGACGACAGCGACCGCATTGGATCGCTTGCTGCTGCCGCTGTCCCTGCTTTGGCGCTTTGGAACTACCGGGCAGATCGACATTCGGCCCTGGTCCTGGAGCGGCGATGCAGAGCCTGTGCAGGGCCGTTACATCGGACGTGTCAAGACGCTTGCGCCGACCAAAACGCGCCGTCTGGGCTATAATCGCAACCATCGCCAGCATAGCGACGGGGAGATTGCAGCCGACATATTGGCGGCGGGCGTCAGCTACGCAGACGGGACGACGCTGGAGCAGCTCAAGCCCGCAGAGGCCGGGTCGAACAAGACTGAAACCCGCACGTCCGCTGCCTTTTCGGGTCAGGGCGCGCTGGCGACGCGCAACGACGTCATCTACGGCAGTCATGTCACCAGCCTTCCCGCCGCCATCGCGCCGGGCAACCTGATCGACGGCAATTATCTGTCGGCGGGCTTTGGTCGTTATCTCGATGGTCTCACGCTGCAAGCGCTGCGCCCCGGCGAAGCCAATGCCAACGTCACTGAGGGCCGCACCGCCGCCGCGTTTGCCGGTCAAGGGTCGCTCGCGACGCTTAACGGGCTGGCATTCGGATCGCCGTTCCTGAGCGGCTTTGGATCGCTCGCCGGATTGGGCAACCTGTTCTTCGGGTCGCCGTATTTGCTGGAGGGCGCGGGTGGCGCGCAGGCTAGTCTTTCCGCGTTCAAGACGGCGCTGGGCATAGCGGGCGGAATTTTCGGGCAATCGCCCTGGGCGACGTTCGCTACCAGCACCGGCGTTGTCTCCCGGCTTCAGAGCGACGGGTATATGCAGGCGAACAGCATATATCTGCCGAACGTCAACTTTCTGCACAACGTGTTCCCCGGCGAGTATGGCGCGAATGTCACGGAAGGGCGCACGGCTGCCGCTTTTGCGGGGCAAGGCGCTTTCGCGACGTTGAACGGTCTGGCGCTGGGATCGCCGCTGCTCAGCGGTTTTGGTTCACTGGCTGGGCTTGGGAACTTGTTCTTTGGGTCGCCTTATCTGCTGGAGGGTGCGGGCGGCGCGCAAGCCAGCCTTCCCGCGTTTAAGACCGCGCTGGGTACGGCGGCGGCCATATCCGGGCAATCGCCCTGGGCGACCTTTTCGACCAGCACCGGCGTCGTCTCCCGGCTCCAGAACGACGGCTATATGCAGGCGACCGGCGTCTATCTGCCCGGCGCCAATTTCCTGAGCAATGTGTTCCCCGGCGAGTTCGGCGCGAACGTCACAGAGGGCCGCACGGCTGCGGCCTTCGCGGGTCAAGGGATGTTCGCGACGCTCAACGGCCTAGCGCTGGGATCGCCCCTGCTGAGCGGCTTTGGATCGCTGGCCGGGCGCAACAATCTGCGCCTGGGCTATGAACAGGGTCTGCTCAATGAAGGCGGCACCGCCTGGTTGTCGGACGGGATGGTCGTCACCAGTGCTGGCACCGCTGCCGCGATCAGTGGCCAGTCGCCCTGGGCGACGTTTGGTGCGCCCACGGGCAAGGTTGCGTTACTGGATAATAACGGGACGCTGGGCGCGCAGCATATTCATAAGCCGGGGGTGGCCTGGCTGGATACGGTGTGGCCCGCCGAACTGGGCGCGAACGTCACGGAAGGGCGCACGTCCGCTGCCTTTGCGGGTCAGGGCGTGTTCGCGACACTGAACGGGCTGGCGCTAGGATCGCCCCTCCTGAGCGGTTTCGGATCGCTGGCCGGGCGCAGCAACCTGCGTTTGGGTTATGAGCAGGGGCTATTGAACGAAGGCGGCACCGCTTGGTTGTCGGACGGCATGGTCGTCACCAGCGCCGGGACTGCTGCTGCGATTAGCGGTCAGTCGCCCTGGGCGACCCTGGGCTTATCGACCGGGCGCATTTCCACGCTCAATGACAACGGTCATCTGTCCACCAACAATATTTTTCAGAACAATGTCGGCTGGCTCGATGTGTTCTGGCCGCAGGATGTTGGATCGAACCGGACGGAGAGCCGGACTGCCGCCGCGTTTGCAGGGCAAGGCACTTTTGCGACGCAGAGTTATGTGTCGATCGACAACAGTGCCCTGTTCAACATGCCGACACGGCTTACCCCTTATGCGGCCGACGGCAACTATCTGACGGCTTCACGGATGGCCTGGGCCGAGGGTGACACCGTTCAGGCGTATAAGCCGCAGGAACCGGGTGCCAACGCCACTGAAGGGCGCACCGCCGCTGCGATCAGCGGCCAGGGCGGACTTGCCACCAGGAACGCCGTTCGGCTGGGCGTCGAAGGTGGTATGGTCAATGAGGCGCAGAACTTCTGGTTGACCGATGGCAACACCATCACCGCCATGGGAACCGCTTCTGCGATCACAGGCCAGTCATCGTGGGCAACCTATGGTGGGCTTAACCCCGGCAGCGTCGCAGGGCAGGTCCAACATTTGCAGGGCGATGGCAACATACAGGCCAGCCATGTTTATCGACCAGGCTATCCAGAGTTGCATAGCGTTTATCCTTTGGAGTTCGGCGCGAACGCGACCGAAGGACGCACGGCAGCGGCTATTGCGGGTCAGGGGCCATTGGCGACGCGCGACCGGGTAAGCCTGGGCAGTGGTGGCGGTATCACTAACCAAGCCAATAATATGTGGCTGACGGATGGTAACACCATCACGGCCTTGGGCACGGCATCCGCCGTTGCAGGCCAGTCGCCATGGGCAACTTACGGGGGACTTAACCCTTCGAATGTCTCTGGTCAGGTCCAGAAGTTGCAGACGGATGGGCGCATGGACAGCGCTCATATTTTCAAGATTGGCGCGGGCGATCTGACCAACTTTTGGCCGGGTGAGGCTGGGGCCAATGTCACCGAAGGCCGCACAGCGGCAGCCATCGCGGGGCAGACGCCTTGGGCCACATTAGGGGTGCCGACCAATCGCGTCAGCAAAATCGACAATGGCGGTAACATCGAGTCCGGCGCAATTTTCAAGAGCAATGTCGGATGGCTAGATCAAACTTGGCCGCAGGAAGCGGGGTCCAATAAGACAGAAACGCGCACGGCTGCCGGGATCAGCGGCCAGGGCAGCCTAGCCACCAAGAACAATCTCCGCCTTGGCTATGAAGGCGGCTTGCTCAACGAGGCTCAGAATACGTGGCTGAGCGACGCCGGTGTCATCACTTCCTATGGAACCGCATCGGCGATAGCGGGTCAGTCATCCTGGGCGACCTATGGGGGGCTTTCGACCCAAACCGTCGAAGGCCGGACGCAGCGCCTGCAATCGGATGGCTATATCGAGAGCAGCACCATCTATAAAAGTGGTCGGGGCTTCCTGAATAGCTTCTGGGCACAGGAAGGAGGCGCGAACGTCACCGAGAGCCGCACCGCTGCCGCGTTCGCCGGACAGGGCACGTTCGCGACGCAAAGCTATGTGTCGATCGATAATAGCACGCTGTTCAGCATGCCAACCCGGCTTACTCCCTATGCGGGGGACGGCAATTATCTGTCGGCAGGGCGTTTAGCCTGGGCCGAGGGTGACACCGTGCAGGCGTATAAACCCCAGGAGCCGGGTTCCAACAAGACCGAAACCCGCACCGCTGCCGCGATCAGCGGCCAGGGTGCCTTGGCGACTATGTCGCAGGTCGGTGCCAGCCGTGTCACCGCAGGCAATCCCGACAACATCATCCCTGACGCCGATTACAAGGACATGGACTGGTGGCGGGGCGGCGGCGGAACAGCGCCAGCGATCGGCGGCGTCGATATGGACGGCGGGTGGAGCATGGGACCAAAGGCTTTTGTCGTGCCTGCCGGGAACTTCGACTTCTTTAGCAGATTTTTTACTGCCGAGCCGGGCGCATCCTACAAGGTTCGAGTGCGGCTATGGTGCAATGACCCGGCCTTCAGCGGCAGTGTCGGTGCGTTCATCCACATGCCAGGGGTTGCATGGTTTTCGCTCAAATCGGGCGTGAATAATATCAATGACCGCTTCACCTCGCCAAGCGACACGCTGATCCAGGAATATATCGTCCGAAATCCGTCCGGCGTCCCCGATAACGCCAATCGGCAATGGCAATTCCGGTTCACTGGTAGCTTCACGGGCGGGTCGCTGACCATGCAGATCAGCATCACCCGCGTGGCTGCGCTGGGCGACGGTCTCGTTACGCGCGAGGACGGTCTGACGCGCATCACCGAACCCATGGCCATTACCTCTCAGGGTATTTCGGCGGGATTTGCTGGACAGGGACCGTTGGCTACGCGCGACCGCGTAAACTTGGGCAGTGGCGGTGGCATCGCAAACCAAGCCAACACCATGTGGCTGACAGATGGCAACACCATCACGTCGTTGGGTACAGCCGCAGCCATCACAGGCCAGTCCGAATGGGCCACATATGGCGCACCGACAGGCAAGGTTTCGTTGCTTGATAATAACGGGACGTTGGCGGCACAGCATATTCACAAGCCTGGGGTGGCATGGCTGGATACGGTCTGGCCTGCCGAAATGGGAGCCAATGCCACTGAAGGTCGCACCGCTGCTGCCATCAGCGGCCAGGGCGGGCTTGCCACCAGAAATAATGTCCGTCTTGGCTATGAAGGCGGCATGGTCAACGAAGCTCAGAATAACTGGCTGAGCGACGCGAGTGTCATCACCTCCTATGGAACCGCATCGGCGATAGCGGGTCAGTCATCCTGGGCGACCTATGGCGGACTTTCGACCCAGACCGTCGAGCAGCGTACGCAGCGCCTGCAATCAGACGGCTATATCGAGAGTAGCTCGATCTATAAAAGTGGTTCGGGCTTCCTGAGCAGCTTCTGGGCGCAGGAAGGCGGCGCGAACGTTACGGAGGGCCGCACCGCTGCCGGGTTCGCAGGGCAAGGCAGCTTCGCGACGCTGTCACAGATCGGCTATAGCAATATCCAGTCCTACTTCACGCTCGGCGCGATGCGGCTGGACTATAATATCACCCGGTCGGACGGCACCACGGTCGTCACCGAGTCGATGTCCATCACCCAGTTGGGCATTTCTGCCGGGTTTGCTGGACAGCAGGCACTCGCCACCCGCGCGACCGTGGGCCAGAGCCAGATCGAGGCAAACAGCGTCGGTGTGCCGGTCGTCGTTTCCTATGCTGATCAGTCGATTGGCACCACGACAGCGACTATCGTGGAAGTTGGCAGTACGACGATCGGCGACGGGGTCGATGGCGGCTGTATGCTGATGTTCTCCTGCGTCCAGGACAGCGGGTCGCAGACCGACAAGATGGTCAGCTATCAGATGTATGTCGCCGTAAATGGCGGCAGCTTCGACCTCGTGCGTCAGGCCAAGATCGGGACCGACACGAGCAGCGGCCAGACCAAGCACCGGCTGTCGGTCAATCTCATCTACGCGGTCCCGTCCGGCTCGACCGTGCAGGTGTTCGTCCAGGCGCGCAGCGAACAATATAATAACGGGGCGGCCAGCGGGTCATTCCTGATCCAAGCGCCCACCATCACCATACTGGGGGCCAAGCGATGACCAGCTATGCGACGTTCAATGCGGACGGCGATTGCCTGTCCATTACCGGCATCAAGAGCGGCCTGACCGACGCGCTTCCCGTGCCGTCTCATACCCTCCCAAACGGCATCTGGCGCGATGGCGACGGCATCATTGTCGAGCGGCAGGATGTCGATGTCGTACCCGATGTCGTGGCGGTTGGCTTTGTCTGGAACAGCCCTGCGCTGGACGGGACGAGGGTCTATGTCGATGGCCAGCCGGTCGCCTTCCCGCATGTGTTCGGCCAGCCTGGTCAAGCGCTGGTGGAGCTGCGCGGGCGGCATCGGATGATGAAGTTCGTGGCGGTCAACTCCTACGCAGAGGATCGCGCTGCGGCCTATCCGTCGATCGAGGCTCAACTCGACCAGCTTTATCACGACGGCTTCGAAGCGTGGCGCGCCACGATCGCCGACGTGAAATCCCGCCATCCTAAACCTGTTCAACCCAAGGAGACGTGAACATGCCTATGCCTACCATCGACAGCATCCAGACGGCGCTCAGCGCCATCAGTACCTTCCTCATCATGGAGGGTGCGACGCTGTCACCCGATCTGCGCGACGCACTGGTTACGTCGAGCGGTCGTCCGTCACCGGTCGATCGTATCGTCGAAGTCAGCGAGTCGCTCTACAGCCATGCCGACTATCTTTCCGACGGCGGCAAGCTGCTTTGTGCTGGACTGATGACCTTTGCCACCATGAACGGTTGGCACGGGCTGTCCGTAGACAATCGCGGTCCCCGCATTGCCCAGGCGATGCAGCGAGACGCGGGTGAAACCGCGCCGTTCGGCATGAGCTGGCCAGACCCCGAAACCGACCCTGCCCCCAAGGCTCCGGTCGTCGTGGCTGAGCCAACCCCAGTCCCGCCAGCACCGGTTGGGTCTGAATAACGATGGCTGTTGACGCCGCCTTGGCCAACTGGTTGCAGTCCCCATATCGCTACGCAGGCACGACGTCCGATCCGGTCGGCGCGGCCTGGGGCGATCTGGCCGTGACCAGTGAGATCGGGACGCCGCTTCTTTATAAAGCGGACGCCCTGGCCGAGGCGGCGCGACAGCACGGATTCCTGCTTAAACCCACCGTCATCGACACTGTCGAACTGCCCGGCCTTCGCATCGATCTGGTCGGCAAGGTTATTGAGTTTTTCGCTGACGATGGCGGCTATGCGGCGGGCGCGCATATTTTCGTGCTGGCCGCCGAAGAGCAGGCCGAGGTTGAAGCGACCGTGTTGACCGTTTTGCGGAGGCTATCATGAGCGGCGTCCTGATCATCGCTCCCGCGCCGCATGGCGCTTTGCCCGTTGCAGCGGGATCTGGCGCGTCCAACCTTCTGACGTTCGACCCCAAGGAAATATGGGCAGCATCGAGCGTCAATCCGGTGGAAATTCAGATCGACATGGGTACGCCCGTCGCGATCGACAGTTTCTTTCTGGGTTACACCAACGCGGCACCCGGTGCCTTCTGGGCGATCTATTCCAATACCGCGCCCGGCACGGGGCATGCACAGCTTTATCAAGGGCCGATGCGGGCGGCAGACAGCCTGGGACCGCGTCATCATGCATTCCGGCGCATCGCAGCGCCGGTTACGTCCCGCTATTTCTCGATCGCCGTCTATCAGAGCGGAGCCGTGCCCCTCTATGCCGGTGCGCTGGTCCTGGGCCGCGCGTTCGAGAAGTATCGTGAGCGGGGCGCGGGACGGACGCTCATCGATACCGGCGAGCGTCAGGATTTGCCGGGTGGCGGCTTCAACATGGGTGGAGGTGTCTTAAAGGCACAGTTCGCCTTCTCCTTCATCGATCTGACGGACGCTGAGACATTCAGGCTTGAACAGATAAAGCGAAACTGTGGCCTACGTAAGCCGGTCCTGCTGATCGAAGATGCTGACCTTGCCATCGGCCAAAACGAGGCTATTCACTACGGCGTATTCGAACGGTTCCAGGCGCGCGAAAGCGCAGATGCTGATGTGAGCCGCTGGGCTGGCTCCGTTCTAGAATGGGCATGATGTCCGCTCGCGGATACCGTTTTACGGGCATCCGCCCCGTCATGTCGGTGCCCATGGCACAGGCATCTTATCGAACCCGACTGATCGCTCTTATGGGATCAGCCGCTGCTGCAACAGCGCTTGTAACCGGCATTTCCACCCATGAGGGTAAAGAGAATGTCGGCTATCTCGACATCGCGAAAATACCGACTGCTTGTTACGGCGACACGCAGGATGTTGTTGTGGGCAAATTCTACAACGACGCCGAGTGTCAGGTGCGCCTAGAGCGACAGGCACTTACGCATGTCGAAGGCGTCGTGAAGTGTGTACCCGGCTTGAAGGGTCGCGGCGGCATTCTTCGCGGCGTTGGATCGACGGCCTATAATATAGGCATCGGTGGGTTTTGCGGATCGACCGCCGCTGCTCGGTTTAAGGCTGGCGACTGGATCGGCGGGTGCCTTGCCATCGGTCCCTATTTCGTCGTGCAGCGCAAGGATGGCTCATCCGTCGTGACGAGCGGCTTCATCAATGCGCGGATCAGCGGCAAGCTCCAGCCCGTGCAGGGGCTTATCAACAGGCGGGTCTGGGAAATGGACCAGTGCATTCGGGGGATCGCCTGATGTTCGGTCGCGTCGGCAAATTTCTGCTGGTGGCGCTCCTGACGGAGGTTGGCGGCGCATTGATCCAGGCTGGCCGTGGATGGTTGGAAGGGAAGCTATTGCCGCAAGCTAGATTGCCAAGCCCATCGCCAGCAGCTCAGGCCGGGGCAGTCGTTGCTACACCGCAGGGCACTGTGATCGTGGACGCCGAAGGGCAGGCCATTGGCTTTTCAGACGAACCACAGCAGGCATCAAAAAAGGCGCATGAAGCGCCTGTGCATCTGACCTGAAACCGGGTTTCTCAACTTAATTTTTGGCCCGAATTTTTGGCCCGCATTTTTGGCCCGCTACACAGATTCTTGATGCCAAATCCATGATGGACGCTTGTCATTGGCTGATGCTCCTGCGATATGTGTTCATGAAATGTTCTACTCGTCTCCTTACGCGGTCGCCCGGCTCGCGCCCCTGGCGCAGGTCGAAAACCAGCCGTGGATCGCGCGTGCTGGCGCGACCAAAGGTGGTTGGCGGCATGTCATGTTGGCGAAGGAATCGTTCGATCGCGTGCAACAGCATCGGCTTCTTTCTCCTCTTTCGGTCCGACTCACCCGCTGCAAGTCGATAGGCATATTCCTATCTCTAAGCCATTTTCCTACTTGTCTAGGAAAATTCCTATCATTATGGATTGGATATGGATGAATCGCAGAACGCCCGGATTGCGCTGGATCGGCTGATTGCCGAACGGGGGGAAAATTATGCCGATCTGTCCCGGCTGATCGGTCGCAACCCCGCCTATATCCAGCAGTTCATCAAACGTGGCACACCGCGTAAACTGGATGAGGCGGACCGGCATGTGCTGGCCCGCTATTTCGGTGTCGCTGAACAGATGTTGGGTGGCAGCGCCGCGCCGGTGACGGTCCCCGCCCGCACGCGCGGCATGCCTGCCGTCGTGGCAGTGCCGCGCCTGGCGCTGGGCGCGTCGGCAGGCGTCGGCACGCTGGACGAAGATGAGCGCACAGCCGGTGTGATGGCGTTCGACGCGCATTGGCTGCGTCATCTGGGGGTGCGGCCGCAGCGCGTTTCGATCATCCGGGTCGATGGCGAATCGATGGCGCCCACGCTTAGCGATGGCGATGACATCATGGTCGATCATGACGATGACGCCACCCGGTTGCGCGATGGCGTGTACGTCTTGCGGCTCGACGGCGTGCTGATGGTCAAACGGATCGCGATGGGGCCGTTGCGTGGCCGCTTCAGCGTCGTCAGCGACAATCTCCATTATCCCGACTGGACTGACATTGATCCGGCGCTGGTGGATATTGTCGGTCGCGTCGTCTGGACTGGCAGGCGTCTGGTCTAG